TCGCGGTAATAATCGGCCATATCGAAGTCGGAAGTAGTCTGGTATTTGATAATGGGAATACCTATTCCCCCATCCACCTGTATCCAGAGTCCGTTGTCTTCAATGCACACGAAACAATGCTGAAAGCCTTTCTTGAGCAGACAAGACAAGGGATGTGTCCCGTCCATAAAGACGACTACAGCCCTCAATGCAGCAATCCGAAAGGCTTAACCTGTTGTAGGGTTGACAGCGCCGCTTCGGGTCCGAGTTCTTCAATCACTTCGTCACATTGGGAATTAGTGAGGATCGTTCCGTTAAGTCTTTTATGAATCCGCCGCGTGATGTCTCTTAACCTGTCCAGGTCGATCTTTTCCAGATTAGCCGTGAATGAACCTTCGGACGTTTCCGGTAAAGAGGCGATGACTTCCGCCTCAGCGACTAACAGCCTGACATTGATCCCCTGAATATGATCCGGGACTTCCGGCACTCGGTCTTGTCCGGGCTTCTTCTCGATGAACTGAATAGGACCATGGATCAGGTTGTGTTCCTGGCACAAGTCGTCGATAGCGGAGGTTACGTCAGCTTCGTGCCTCTGTCGCATTTCCTGACCTTCTTCGCCTGTCAACCAGATGGCGGATTCGATCACGTCTCCGATTCTCATCCGCGCCACCTGTGTGGTCGATATTTATGATTCTGGGTATCGGGTCGGCGTGCAGCTTGTCGATGCAAGCTGTTGACATCGACGGACAGGCTTTGACCGGCTTGACGTTCGGCAAGGTAAGCTGTCAGGGTTTTAGCTGACCAACCATTGCGGCGCTCGGCTTCGGTCGGTTCCACCAGCGGTTGAGTCTTGACCGCTTCACGCCTGACCGTATCCCGTTCGCTTTCCAGTTTATCGGTCATCGGGCGTGCATGCGTTTTGGGTCATATTTATTATTCGCCATCGTCGGTCTGGGTTTGTCTTTAGGAACAACTCGTCTGACCATTTTAGGGAATAGTTCAGAAAATAGGTGAATGGCGGCGTCCGCACGGTCGGGACTGGCTTCTCCCTCATAACCGGAGGCGGTGAATAAACAGAGTTGCGCTTCCAGTTTTGGGAATGCGCCGACATGATGAATACGGTTAAGACTATAGAGGGATGCAATAGGTTCGGCCCTTAAATGTTTACCGCGCCGAGCGGTTACAGGTATTACACGAATACCAGGACGAATCGTATGAATTGTATGTGCAACCATATCCCCGCCTTGATTGACTTCGGCGACTATCGCATCGGCCTCGTGCAGATCGTAAACCGCGACGGCTCTTTCAGCCCATTCCTGTGGACTACCCTGCGTTGAGACATCATCCAGCACATACCCTTGTCCGTCCTCTCCTAGCCCTCCGACGATAATACCGGCTTCATCTGATCCGGGATTATTGGATATCGGAGGGTCAATGGATACAAGGATTCGGGACATCTTGGGCGCTTCGGTACGCCGGTTGCGATGGATGACTTCACGGGTCCAAATAGCTCCGACTGCCTGAGGCTCGTACTCGCCTAGCCAAACATGTGCATAACGAGCAGGTGTATTGATCTCGTCAAAGGCCCGCTCTTTTTCAAGCTCATCAGGAAACCACGGATTATCTTTATGACTGACCCGGAGGATGATCGAGTCCGGTGGTTGTATCGGACCTCTGAAAAACTGGTCTACAGGGTCAGTGTCGCTTCTAGGGTTCCAACTGAACCACAGTTCTGACCCGGCTTTGCGTATCGTCGGTCTGAGAGTCTCTAACGACTTGGCGGTAAGGGTTTGGGCTTCCTCAACATAACCAACATCGAAGCCCTCAAGGGACTTGATCGATTCCGCCGTATGATCGGCCATTCCCTGAAAGATTATCAGGCCGTTACCAGGGGCTGTAATAAAATCCTGCCTTACGTCGAATTTAGACTCAAGCCCGAACGCTTTGATCTTATCCTCGATCAGAAGCTTGACAGATTCCTTGAGGGACTTCTGGACCTCACGAACACAGGCTATTCGGGTACCGGGATTTAACAGACAACGCTCAATGGCTAACTCGGAGAAGAAATGTGACTTAGCTGAACCTCGACCGCCATACAAAGCTTTGTACCTTGACGGCTTCAACATCGGTACAAAAGCCTGAGCGGTTTGAATCTGTAATGTGGTCACAGTCTCTCATCGATTGTTTTATCAAGAGATTCCGGGTTGTCATACGTTGATATATAACCTTTTTCGCCAATTACAATTTCTTTTGCGTTGAGTCTCAACCAACGATAACGGGTGGCGTCACGGTGTAACCGGATCAGGCTTTCTTCGGTCGGGTAGACTTTGAACCCTGAAAAGTATTCGTTTTTCGATGGTATTGCCGTGTCGAATATCTTAATTCTGCCCATTGATCTTCTGATTCTCAACCTCGGTTTTTGCCAACCAATACCAAACTACACCGAGAATAATCCAAGCGATAGGCCCTAGTAAAAATGCGATGGCGATGTAAAGAAACCACCGTAGTCCGCTTGTCATTTTGGAGCCTTTCGTTTTCTGTACTCTTTCATGTACTCACGTTGATAAGCGTTACGATCAAACTTCGTTGTGAACGGTCTCTTGATGTCTTTGGCGGGCTTCGTGTCTTGTTTGAGAGCGCCTGATACCTGTTGAGTCTTAGCACAGGGCTGAGTTGTCCAGTGGCTCTTGCCGCACTTGTAACACTTTGGAGCTTCCATAATAGTTAGTCTAACTAATCCAGTAAATCAAGACAAGTTAGTCTAACTTGCGCTAATCCTCCAACTTGTTAACCAGATAATCCCCGCCAGCGGAGTTTGACTGTTTCTCCCGCACGTTTGGCTCTGAGATTCGCGCTATTTAGGGCCATTAACCACGACTCGCTCTATTTTCTCGATCTGGATCGAGCCGCTTATTTCAGTAGGCTGCACAGATTTCCCCTCAATTCGATCACCAAACTCCTTAAGGGCTGAAACATCGCCAGATTCAGCTTTATCCAATAAAGCATGAGCTAATTTCAATATGCGCTTTTTTCCGTCTGCACGAGATAAAACCGCTTTACGAATAGCATCAGTCCAGATTTTAGTTTTTGCATTTCCTTTTCCGTTTTGATTACCTAATGGTGCGCCTTTTTTAGACATTTGATAAGTAAATCTATTTCCTTGATTAAATTACAATAAATTGATAGTTAGCACTAACTTACACAAGCCTTCTCTTATTTGCTTATGTAGCTCTTCACTGGGTGAAATC